AGTGAGATTAGCGCACTCGGCAACGACCCAACGCAATTGACCAGCCCAATGGCGCTTTCGTATAGGTCAAAAGCGTAGGGGGTGCCATTGCTTTGACGTATCAATAGTTTTACACTATCAAAACTGCGACCTTTAGAAATAAAGGCTATGGCCTCGGCGCGGCGAGGGCAGAAACCGCGCATTTTTCAACAGAAAGGAAGCCAAATGGGCTTGTTAGAGGCATTCAAACAATACGTGCGGGATGCCTCACCAGGCGGCTTGCTTAACCCAGAGGTTCCTATAGGTGGGCCTACTGCACTGGCGAAGGGACTGCTAGGCTTTACTCCGGTCGTCGGGGACGCAATATCTGCTTACGATGCGGTGCAGAGCGCCAGGGAAGGGGATTATCTCGGGGCGGCGCTGAATGGCGTAGGTGTGCTGCCGCTTGTGCCTGCGATGGGTGGGACGTTAAAGGAGTCTCGCAAATGGCTAAAGAATATGAAAAAGGCAGGGAAAACGGTTGATGGCAGAACTGTGACTGGCAATATACCTAACGTCTCATCTGTAGGTAGCTCTCTAAAGTATCAGCTTGAACATAAGCCAATGACTATTGCTGGCGGCGCTGCTCCGTTGCATGATGTTGAGAGTGTTTTTGGGCCTGATATTTTCAGCAAAAATGCTTTGCAATACTTTGGCGGAGGAGACGTTTATGCGAGACAGGAAAAAGCCGTAATTGATTTAATGCGTAAGGTAAAAGGAAATCCGAATGCAATGGTAACTATTTATCGAGGCGTTCCTGACGGAGTTAATAAGATCAATGCTGGCGATTGGGTTACTCTTGACCCCAAAATTGCCGAGTTATACGGAAGAAAGGTTTTGAAGATGGATGTTCCTGCTAGCCATGTTACAAGCTGGCCTGATTCATTGTTAGAGTTTGGGTATTATCCTAAATGATGCAGACCGCGGCGAGGGCAGAAACCGCGCATTTTTCAACAGAAAGGAAGCCAAATTGGCTTGTTAGAGGCATTCATATGGCAAAGAAACGCAAAGGCGGCGGCAAGCCGAAATGTTAAATCGTCAGTAAATACGCTGGCGAACAATCTTTATAGGAAAACTCGCTAAATGTCTGAAATGGATGAAGTAGATGGCCGCAGGACGTAAAACAGGCGGCAGGGGAAAAGGGACGCCAAATAAAGACAACAAGGCGCTTAAGGAAATGATCCTTGGCGCATTGTCTGATGTTGGCGGTCAAGCATACCTAGCAGCGCAAGCCGAAAGTAATCCTTCTGCATTTCTGTCGCTGATTGGCAAGGTACTGCCGACTACATTGGCAAGCGACCCGAATGCGCCATTAGCTATCTCGATCGTTCAACGCCGTGTCATTGACCCGAACACTTGAGATAGAGACTCCACGCGTTTACCTGCCCCTTATTGAACCGGCACGATACAAAGGCGCATGGGGCGGACGAGGATCAGGCAAGTCGCACTTCTTTGCCGAACACTTGATTGAGCAATGCTTGCTTGAACGCGGGACTAGAGCCGTGTGTATTCGGGAAGTACAAAAGACCCTGAAGGAATCTAGCAAGCGCCTTGTCGAGGACAAGTTGCAGCAGTTCGGAATCTGTGAAGCGGACGGATTCAAGGTATTCAACGAAGTCATAGAAACACCTGGGGATGGTCTGATTACCTTTCAGGGCATGCAGGATCACAATGCCGAATCAATCAAGTCGCTGGAAGGCTACCGAATTGCGTGGATTGAAGAAGCGCAAAGCCTTAGCGAACGTTCGTTAAGCCTGCTCAAGCCGACCATTCGACTGGAATCATCTGAAATATGGGCAAGCTGGAACCCGCGCAGGAAGTCTGACGCTATCGACAAGTTTCTTAGGGGTAGCGACCTGCCTACTGGCGCGGTAATCGTAAAAGCAAACTGGAAAGATAATCCGAAATTCCCTCATGTCTTGGAGATAGAACGACAGGACTGCTTAAGGCTGACGCCAGAACAATATGACCACATATGGGAAGGCGGCTACGCTCAGGTATTGGAAGGCGCTTATTACGCCAAGTCGATAGCGCAAGCCAAGCAGGAAAACAGGATAGGACGAGTATCAGCCGATCCGCTGATGACTCTTCGGATATTTGTGGACATTGGTGGAACTGGCGCGAGAGCTGACGCATTTGCAATGTGGGTAGCGCAATTCATTGGCAAGGAAATCCGGGTGCTCGACTATTACGAACAAGTCGGGCAACCTCTTGCAACACACTTGAATTGGCTGCGCGGCAAAGGTTATATGCCTGACAAAGCACAAATCTGGTTGCCGCACGATGGCGCAAGCAATGAAAAATTGATTGACGCTAGTTATGAGTCTGCTTTGTGCGATGTTGGATATTCGGTAACTGTTGTCCCGAATCAAGGCAAAGGGGCGGCCAGTGCGCGAATAGAGGCAGGAAGAAGGTTATTCCCGGCTATGTGGTTCAACCAGGAAACCACGCAAGCCGGTTTAGATGCCCTCGGCTGGTATCACGAAAAGCGGGACGAAAACAGGAATATAGGACTTGGCCCGGAACATGATTGGGCATCGCACGGCAGCGATGCGTTCGGCCTTATGTGTGTAGCGTATGAGATGCCAAGCAGTCAAATAGTGCCAAAGATTAACTATAAGAGGACTTTCATTGCATGAAAATGACAGACGAACAACTGCTATCAATCCTCCAAAAGCGTGAGGATGATGCTGCCTCTTATGTGTATGGGGAGCTTGCCGGAGAACGCGAGGCCGCGATAAATGAATACTATCGCCAGCCGTATGGGAACGAAGAAGAAGGCTGGTCGGATATTGTCACGTCAGACGTTCAAGATACGGTTGAATGGGTGCTTCCTGGGCTTCTGAAGATATTCACCAGCACTGACAAAGCGGTTTCATTTGATCCACAAACCGAAGCCGACGTTGAGGCGACGGAACAGGCGACGGATAGCTGCAACTACGTGTTCTATAAGCAGAACAATGGCTTTCTTGTGCTTTACACGGCCATCAAGGACGCGCTGACGGTTAAGAATTGTGCCGTGCATTGGCGCAAGGAAACGAAGGAAGTCGTTAGCAACAAGCCGTTTGATGGTGCGACAGGTGAAATGCTGACCTACCTTGTCGAGCAGGGGGCCGAGATTGAGTCTGCTGCTGTAACGCAAGGAATGGATGAATTAGGCAATCCTGTAGAACTCTATTCCGGTATGCTGAAGGCAATGGAGAAGAAGCAAACCATCAAGGTTGAGGCGTTCCCGCCAGAAAACCTGCTGGTGTCAAAAGACTGGAATTCGCCATTACTGGCTGATTGTCCGTATGTCTGCCGGATGATGCAAGTATCGGCTTCAGACCTGAAAGAGATGGGATACGATGTCGAACCATCCGATCTGACCGCATCGGATGGTGTCGATACATTGGACAGGAACAAGGATGCAGATGTCTTTGCGCCGACACAAGACGATGACGAGAGCCAGAATATAGGATTCCTTCGGGTTGAATATGTATTAGTGGATTCCGATGGTGATGGTATCTCGGAACGCAGGGAGATTCTCCGGCTAAAGAACAAGATACTCAGTAACGAAGTATGTGCGAACGTGCCGATTGCCACGGCCTCACCGATTCTTAATCCGCATCGGTGGGACGGGATGAGTTTGGCGGAAGCGGTATCCGACCTGCAAAAACTGCATACCGAACTGCTGCGGCAAACGCTGAATAGTGCTTACCTTGCCAACAATCCACGAACCAAGGTGCTAACGGACTCGAATTGGACGCCGTATGCAAACATTGATGACCTGTTGGATTCCAGGCCGGGTGGGATTATCCGGGAGCGTCAAGGCGGTGCGGTTAATGAATACGTGACGCCATTCGTGGGCGGACATACGCTCGGCCTGATGGAATACGTCGCCACGCTGCGCGAAAATCGTACAGGCGTTACACGATATAACCAAGGCATTGACGCCAATAGTCTAAACAAGACGGCGAGCGGTATTAATGCCATTATGACGGCCTCGCAACAGCGCATGGAATTGGTAGCGCGGATTTTTGCCGAGGTACTGCTCAAGCCGATATTCCAAGGGATATTGAAGCTGCTGACAGAAGGTGGAATCGAGCAACTATCCTTCCGTTTGCGTGACAAGTTTGTGCAGTACGATCCGAATACATGGCGCGATTGGTACGACATGACGATCAATGTCGGACTTGGCACGGGCAATACAGAAGCGCAAATACAGCGATTGCAGATCATTCTGATGGCGCAGAAAGAGGCATTGCAAATCGGGATTGCCAGCAAGAAAAACATTTATAACGCGCTGGCTAAAATTACCGAGGCGGCAGGATTCAAGAACATTTCAGATTTTTGGACTGACCCGGAAGAACAAAGCATTGATCCGTCTGCATTAATGCAGAAAGTGCAGCAAATGCAGGAATTCATTCGACAGCATCAAGAGGAATACCAAAAAGCATTGCATGAAAACGCCACGCTCAAGTTGAGGCTGGAAAACAAGGCCGGAGAACTTAATCTGAAGGAAAAGGAACTCGGCCTAAAGTCGAATGATGAAAAGATCAAAGCGGATACAGACATTGTTGTCTCAAGGATAGAGGCGCAATCTGCCGAACGCATTGCCGCAATGGAATCCGACGTGCAAAACATGGCTACGCAACTGCAAGGACTGCAAACAATTTTCCAAGCGGCCATGCAAGCACGTGAGCCGGTACAGGATAGTGTGGGTGCGCCAAAGCGCAAGACGGTGGTAATACAAGCCCCAAGTGGTCAGACCTACACAGGGGTAATCGAGGAACAGGACGAAGACAGCCAATAGGAGCAGGATATGAACACACTTTATAACGGTCAAAGCGCATTACTTCCAATCCAAGCCGGGGAATCCATCGCTGTAAGTGCGGCAACCGGAACGATGACGCTAACAATTACCGATGGAGCTGGAAAAGGGACGGTATTGGCCTCTGGAACATCAGGGGGAACATTTGGGCCATACGCAAGCCCAATTATCGTTAGGCTTGAATCGAGCGTATTAAGCGAAGTCGATTATGACATTGCTGTAAATCCTGCAATTGAATCTGATACGTTTGCAAGGTATGAAATTACGGATGGCGACGTTACCGGGCTGACGGGGCCGGACGGTACGGCATATGCACTCTACGCCAGCACTACCGGCGAATACAACACCGTTGGTGGTTATAATGCGCTTTACTCCAACACTACCGGCGAATACAACACCGCTA